GATGTGTGCGGCGTACATCACTGTGCGCGATGCTTACGTCCAAGTGGCCAACAAGAACGGCGTCACAAGCCGTGAGACAAAACAGTTGTCCAAGTTGCTCAAGCACTTTGATTCCGCTCGGTCTGCGCTCGACAGCGCATACCACGCTGTTACTTCTAACGAAGAGTTTGCGCAGGTACGGCACGTTTACTACAACACGGACCCCACGCAATGAAGCCAGTGACTTGGTCGCACAGTTCCCTCAAAGACTACGAGGGCTGCCCTCGGCGTTATCACGAGACCAAGGTGCTCAAGAACTACCCGTTCAGAGACACCGATGCAACCATCTACGGCAAGGAGCTGCACACTGCTGCCGAGTTGTACATCAAGGACGATACGCCGCTGCCGCCCCAGTTCTCGTTTCTGCAAGACACGCTCGATGCACTCAAGGCCAAGCCGGGTAGGAAGCTGTGCGAGCACCAGATGGGGGTGACCAAGGACTTAAAGCCCTGCGGGTTCATGGACAAGGATGTGTGGGTGCGCGGCATTGCCGATCTGCTCATCATCGACGACGAGAACCTCACGGCCAAGGTGGTGGACTACAAGTCAGGCAACAACAAGTACCCAGACCGAGAGCAGCTAAAGCTCATGGCGCTGATGGTCTTTGTCCACTTCCCCCACATCCGGCGCGTCTCTGGCGCTCTGCTGTTTGTGGTCAAGGAGGACATCGCCAAGGCCAGCTTCATGGTCGGTGAGGCCGAGGAGCACTGGTGGGAGTATCGGGAGCGCGTAGCTCGCATCGAGCAGGCGCATGAGACCGGGGTGTGGAACCCCAAGCCGACACCGTTATGCGGTTGGTGTCCGGTGACAACCTGTGAACATAACCGCAAGAGGGGATGAGCATGGCAACGAGAGACTGGAAACACGAGTATCAGCTTCAGAAGAAGCGCGGTGAAGACAAGGATCAGATCGAGCGCCAACGTGCTCGGCGGGCCTACGACAAGAAGGGTGTGGAGCGCAGCGGCAAAGACATCGACCACATCACACCCATGCGCAAGGGCGGCAAGTCCACCCCGGGCAACACCCGGCTGCGCTCTCGATCATCCAACCGAGGAGATAACAAATGACGTTTGAAGACTGGTGGGCGGGGATATCGCCCTCCGAGCAGAAACTTATTGGTCTTAACAACGCCTACTTCGTTTGGTCTGAGGCTCGCAAACTGGCTACCAGTGCGTTGTTCTTGGATGCGTTTTCGCTGTGCCGAGGTGAGAACGAGATCATCATTATGCGCAACACCGGGCCTGCTGCGGGCGAAGGCGGCAGGTTCAACCTCAAAGAGTTTGAAGCAGCAGTCGATGAGTTTTTCAATAAGCATTTCTAAGCACAGGAGAAAGTAAGTGGAGATCGTAGAAGACAAGGCGGTTGTCTTTAGGACACGCAACCCGGACAAGTACCAGATCATCCCCAAGCACAAGGTGCTCGATCAAGACGGCGACACCTACAAGATCGCTGTGTACTGGGGGCTCGATGAAGTGAGGGTGCTACGCAACCTCGGCGTCAAAGACGTACCCTCGCCCATCACACGCAAGTACAACTGGCCCGGGCGCTACAAGCCGATGGCGCATCAGATCGAGACATCGTCATTCTTGACTGTCAACCGCAAAGCCTTTGTGTTCAACGACCCGGGCACGGGCAAGACACTGTCGGCGCTGTGGGCTGCGGACTACCTGATGCAGCGCAATCTTGTGCGGCGTGTGCTTATCCTGTGTCCTCTGTCGATCATGCACAGCGCGTGGATGGGAGACCTCAACAACTCGATCATCCATCGCTCGGCCATCGTCGCGCACCACGCCCAAGCTGCCAAGCGCATCGAGATGATTCAGTCGGACTACGAGTTCGTGATCTGCAACTACGACGGCTTGAACCTGATCGCGCAAGAGATCATCAACGACGGCAGGTTCGACCTCATCATCGTCGATGAGGCCAACGCATACAAGACCATGACCACCAAGCGGTGGAAGACGCTCAAGTCCATCCTGCGCCCTGACTCGTACCTGTGGATGATGACGGGCACTCCAGCATCGCAGTCGCCTGCCGATGCGTATGGTCTGGCCAAGCTGGTCAACCCGCAGGGGGTGCCGCAGTTCTTCACTGCATGGCGTGATCAGGTCATGCACAAGATCACAATGTTCAAGTGGGCGCCCAAGGCCACGGCCAAGGACGATGTGTTCAACGCGCTGCAGCCCGCCATCAGGTTCACCAAAGAGCAGTGCTTGGACTTGCCGCCCGTGATGACACTCATCCGCGAAGCACCGCTGACCCCGCAGCAGAACAAGTACTACAACCTGCTCAAGGATCAGATGCTCGTGCATGCTGCCGGGGAGACCATCACAGCGGTCAACGCCGCTGCTGGTGTGAGCAAACTCCTACAGATAAGCTGCGGCGCGGCCTACACCGACGAGAAAGAAGTGGTCGAGTTCGACGCTGCCCCGCGTCTGGGCGTGCTGGAGGAAGTGCTGGAGGAGACCGAGCGCAAGGTCATCATCTTTGCCATGTTCCGCTCCAGCATCGACACCATCTACAGCCACCTGACCAAGAAGGGCGTCAGTGCCGAGGTCATCCACGGCGGAGTCAGCGCCACCAAGCGCGGCGACATCATCCACAGGTTCCAGACGCAGCCCACGCCGAGGGTGCTTATCATGCAGCCGCAGGCCACGGCCCACGGGATTACCCTAACGGCTGCCGACACGGTGGTCTTCTACGGCCCGCTGATGTCTGTTGAGCAGTACATCCAGTGCATCGCCCGGGCTGACCGCAAGGGGCAGAACTCCGACAAGGTGACTGTGGTGCACATTCAAAGCTCGCCCATCGAGCGCAAGATGTTCAAGGCGCTGACCGCCCGGGTTGACGACAACGACCTGCTGACGGCCATGTTTGAGTCGGAAATCCGATCTTGAAAGGAGGCACTTGCAAAAGCACAAAACCCGTGTAAACTGTCCAACGCTTGACAAAACAACAGGAGAAAGCACATGTCAGAAACAACTGATGAGGTGATCCCAATCGACCGCCTCGTGAAAATCCATACCAAGATCAAAGCGCAGATCGACCAGCTTAGCCGCGAGTACGACACTCGAATCGAGCAACTCAAGGCGCAGCAAGACGAAGTGCGTTTTGCCATCAAGGATCAGATGAAAGCCCTCGGGCTCAAGTCTGTCAACACCTCCTACGGGACGGTCTCCCTCTCGACCAAGGTGCGCTACAACACGCAGGACTGGGACTCGTTCAAGAAGTTCATTCTTGAGCACCAAGTCGTGGACCTGCTGGAGAAGCGCATCGCCCAGTCGAACATGGCGATCTTCCTGTCTGAGAACCCGGGGGTTGTACCTCCGGGCCTGAACTCGCACACCGAGTTCGAAATTCGTGTAACCAAGTCCAAGTGAGTCAACCATGAGCAATATCACGCTTTTTAACGCATCTAACGTCCCCGCATTCGCACGCAACAACGAGTTGTCTGAGACAGCCAAAGCCCTGACGGGCGGCGGCTCGGGTGTTTCCACCAAACGCATCTCCATCAAAGGCGGGGTCTTCCGACTCGTCGCTGGCGGCAAGGAGATTGCATCCATTGATGATCGCCACCTCGATGTGGTCATCGTCAAAGCAGCGCCGAAGGTCAGTCGCATCTTCTACGCCAAGGCGTACGATGCCGACAACATCGCCGGGCCTGACTGCTGGAGCAACGATGGTGAGAAACCAGACGCCTCCATCAAGGAGCCGCAGAACAAGACCTGCATGGGTTGCCCCCAGAACGAAGCAGGGTCGGGCAACGGCAACAGCCGCGCCTGCCGCTTCCAACAGCGCCTTGCTGTTGTGCTGGCCAACAACCCTGATGGTGATGTGCTGCAGCTTACGTTGCCTGCGACTTCGATCTTTGGGAAAGAAGATGGCGACAAGCGCCCCCTGCAAGCGTACGCGAGGTTCCTCGCCGCCCAGACCCCGCCGGTTAACCCCGAGCAGATCGTCACCCGCATGAAGTTCGACACCAAGGCCGAGAGCCCCAAGCTGTTCTTCACGCCCGTGCGTTGGCTCAATGACCCCGAGTACGATGTCGTTACCCGGCAGGCTGAGAGCGACGATGCCAAACGCGCCGTCATCATGACGGTGGCGCAGAACGATGGCGTCAAGGCCAAGGCAGCGCCGATGGACATCCCCGGCAAGCCCACCAAGGCCGCGCCCAAGGTCGAGGCTGAGGACGATGAGGACGAGGCTCCAGCGCCCAAAGCCAAGGCTCCCAAGGCCAAACCCGTGGCGGCTGAGGACGACGAGCCCGAGGTGCGCAAGGCTCCTTCCAAGGAGACTGCGGTTCCCGCCAAGAAGTCCAAGCTTGCTGATATCGTCAGCGACTGGGATGATGAGTGAGGTGCAGCATGGAAGAAAACAAGTTCTGGCTTAGCGTCTGGGTAATCGCTGCAGCGGTGCTGGTTTCCTTGATTGGAAGCCACGCATATACCACGGCACTCAACCGTGACAAGTGGGATAAAGCCGTGTCGAACGGCGCCGATCCTATGGTGACAGCCTGCGCTCTGGGCATTACAGTGGGGGGCTCGACAACTGCCGACTCCATCATCTGTAATACCCTAGCGCAGAACAGAAAGTAAGGAGTCCGGGGGGAAAGCGGATGCTGTGCGGGTGTCAGGTCGCGGTGCAACTCCGTCCCGTTTAGCTATC